GACCGTCTCCTCAGACAAATTCTCAATGACGATGACGCCATCCATGACCGTAACATTTTCTCCTACCTGCAGCTGGTCGGTAGCGATGCTTCTGGCCAACAAAGTACCATCGACCACCAGCTGTCCATCGATACCCACGGTGGGCACCTCATCAACGTCGCCCTGGCGCAGTATCCCGGTGCGGCGCCAATAGCTTGCCCCGTCGTCAGATTCGGGCGGCACCCCGACAGGGACGGGCGCCCGGTAGCACTGCCATTGCTTGCCCCCGTAAGCAACAATATCGCCGGCCTCATAATCACTTTTTGACGGATCCCATGGCGGCGCATTGATCGGTGTCAGGGCGTCCATAATCGCGTCAATGGTCTCGCCGATTGTGTCCTTGCCCGGGGCCAGGATCCCCTCATCCTCGCCCGGCGGCGCCAGGCGCGATGCGTTACCGGAATAATCCACGGACCGGCACCAGTAATAATAGTCGCTGGTCAGGCTGGCCGGAAAGTGCATGTACTCGGACCGCTTGCCACGGATGGCCTGCGGAATGGTGGCCACGGCCACAAGGTCTGCCAGGGTCCAGTCGTTTACCGCCTTGGACGCCCACACCTCAACTGCCCAGAGGTCTTCGTCAACGGCGTTTGTCCAGGAAATGCGGTTGCCCCAGGCGCCGGCAAGCACCTGCACGTCTGTCGGCGGGCCCGGGGCCTCCCCGTCTGCCGGCCGGGCCGTGGACTTCATCTGGGTGTTGATCAGGTGGGCAATCTCCCCCATCTTAACAAAGCGGTCCACCGAAGCGTTGCCGGTCCGGCCTTCGTGGATGTCGAGCAACTGCTTGACCGGCAGCAAAACCGTCCGCACCTCATCCGATAAATTGGTCAGGCCAGGGATGTTTGGCCGTTTGGTGTACTTAGGCATTAGATTTCAACTCCTCCATGGAGTGGGCCAGATACAGCGTGTAGATCTCCGGGTTGCCCGTGCCGATCAGCTCAAGATACCAGTTCCTGTGCAGATTGCCGCCGGGGATCCGGAAGGGCTCGATGCCCTCGATCTCTTTTTCCATCAACAGGTCTCCGTCGGCCCAGATTTTAAGCGTCAAAGCACCGCAAATGCCGGTCAAGCACGTTCCGTCCACCCGGCAGGACGAAAAGCTGGTGGGGTGAGTCACCTGCAGAGCTGTCTGGTAAACCATGTCAATGCCGCCGTGGCTGCCCTCCCACAACTGCCACCCGCCCGAGGTGTTTAAATATAGCTGGTCTGCCTCGGGGTCCACATACAGCCCGGAGACGGTCTGGCCGATGTCCTCGAAAAAGATCACGTCCTCGCGCTGGAAATCCAGGGCAAACCCGTAATCCCGGCTGGCAAAAAAGACATAGATTTTCTGGTTGTACCAGGCGCACAGGGCGTAATCGAGCGGGTAGTCGTTCCACTGCTCCCGGGTAAACAGCCCGGAAGTGACAATCCGGCCGCCTTCGCCGTTGACCAGAAAACCCCCGTCCGGGCTGACGTAAAACACCCCCATGGGCGTGGAGACAATGGAGCGCTTGGACAGGCACGGCTGCTGGTATGGAAGCTGGTACCGCGTTGCGGACTGGGAATCCGCCCCGGAAATAATCTCCGGATATGCCTCGGTGCAGACCACCAACTGCTGGTTAAAAACCCCCAGGCCCACCCCCTCGTATTCCAGCTCAAACGTGTAGTCCATCAGGCCGGAGGACGGAAACGCATAATAATACCCCGGGACAGACAGATAGACCGTCTTGCCTTTGAGCGCGGCATAGACCCCGTTGGCATACTCAATGCCGGAATGAACCCCGTTTGGCAGCGGATCCCACCCCTCGGTCATGAGCATGTCGCCCAGACCCCAGGTCAGGCCGTCGCCGGCGCTGTTGCGGTCATGGATCTGGTCTCCGGTGCCGTTTACATACGCCACCGGAATGTCATAGGTCTCGTTGAAAGCCGGGGAAACCGGCGCCAGTTGGTACTCCGTGCCGCCCGCGTCGCCGGTGGCCGTCCGGTACACCCGAACATGGGTAATATCGTTTCCGGACCCGAAGACCTGAAAGTTGGACAAGGACACATACTGCCCCTGGAGCACATCCACGGGCATGGACGCCGGGGATGGGGCAGATTCTTCCCCCCATGCGGTCACAAACGTGTAGACATAGGACACCGTGGCCGCCACCACTGCCCCATCTTCTGCCGTGCCGCCAAACGTGGCCGTCAAGGCCGTGGTCGGCGTCACAACGCCCCATCGCCGGGTCATGCCGCCCTGCCGGGCCTCTGGCATTCCGGAAAGCCCGGAAACCAGCAGCCGGTCCACTCCGCTGACATTGGCTGGCACCGCGTCGCCATACGAAACAAAGGTCCAGTTCGACGGGGTTTGCGGAAAAAGTCCCTTGATTGACGTGATATTGCCGGTGTCAAGGTTGACGTTGACTGCTTTTTGCGCATAATTTTTCGGCAGCAGCCGGACGTCACGGGTGGGCACCTGGCCCTTGAAATCCGAAAGTCGAAGGATCATGGCTTACGTCTCCCGGACATCGAGAAATGCTTCCATCTCAAAGACCTGCTGGGACTGGTCGGTGACAGCCCGGCAGGTGATCTTATATCGGTGCCGGTCCTCACCGGCAATTATCCAGACATAAGCCACTTGACCATACACCCGACACACACCCGCATCAGTCATGGATTCGGAAGCATCCTCGCCGGTACTGGCGTCTTCGACCGTCACATCCTGGATACTGCCCAGGTCTTCCGTGGCGTCCGGGTTGGCCCGGGCGTTTAGCGGGTTGCTGAAGTCAAAGGGGATGAACCATTTTTCATTTGGCTGTTTGGCCGGCAAAACCGGGATCATCTGCGCCTCCTATAGATATAGCTCAAACTGTTTGGGCGTCACCCGCACCGCGCCCGTGGCATAGTCCACCCAAAACCGGGCGTCCTGGGTCTCGATGCAGTGAAAATAAAACCGGGTCGGCTTGCCCATGCCAACAGACTTAAACCCCTGAAAACCCTCGGGCCGGGACACGCCGCCGTAATGTCCGGTCAGGACCACCCGGTCGGAATAAACCGCCTGGACCACATACCAGCCGCGGCCGGCGTTGCCCTTGCCGATCAAATCGCCGGCGGACACCTCTGCGGTCAGGTCTTCGGTGGTTTTTACAACCTCTGTGCCGTGCTGCCAGAACAGCTTGCCGGACAGGCGCCGGCGGTCGGCCAGCTTGGTCCGGTAAAAAGCCCGGCAAAACCGCTGGTGCAAAGCCACCCCGACAAAGTCGTGCCGGGGCAGGCCGGGCACTTCCGGGATTAAAGACATCCGGACGCACCCCCGCAGGCTGCGGCCGGAAGAGACGATTTCTCCATCCGGCCGCTCGGCCTCCCACTTGTAGCGTTCCGCCAAATCCACCATGGATTAAATCTCGTCGTAGGCCAGGGTCAGGGTCTCGGCCGGCAGGTTGCCCGGGCTGGCCGTGTCTGCCACCACCATCTGCATCTGAATCAGGTCGCCGATGTAGTAGTACGCCTCGGCAGAGCCAAAAGGCCCGGTGTCCGTACCGTCGCCGTCCAGGGGAGACCCCTCGGTGTACCCGAAAAGGTCGGACCCGCCGGTCATTTCCGTGTCCACATTATCGGTCCAAGTCACCCCGGCATTTTGCACATTCACCGAAACCCCGGTGCCAAACCCGTTGGAGCCGTCCGTGTACCACCGGAAGTTTTCCACCTGCGTGTCCGGCGGCTCCGCCATGTAGGCCCGGAGCATCTTCGTGAATGAATACGCGTTCCCGCTGTCCGGAATCGGAATCGGGTCGTTGTTGTCCACGGTCGCGTTGTCGGCTTTCTTAAACCGCACCGTCCCGCTGGTCTTGTCTACCCCGGCATCCAGGGCGCTCATTTCGTGAATTTGAATAATTGCCGGCATGTCATACCTCCCCAGTAAAATTATTGCCTGATGATCTGGATCTCCCGCTGGTAGGTCACCGCAGGAATCTTTGTGTCGCATGTCACCCGGAGCTGTCTGTCCGGATATCTTACAATCATGTATTCGGGTTGGTGCTCCAGGCTGGTGTATACCAGCGCGCTGAAATTCAATGAAGTGTCAAACGAGTCCCAGAGGGTCGCGATTAACTCCATGTGCCGCTCGGTTGTCAACTGGATGGCTGCGGAAAAAGCCGCAGTCGCCAGGATGTCCTGTTGCTGCTTTAAGCCCTGAAACTCGGTGCCGCTGACAAACCCCTGCTGCAAACAGGCATCAGTTACCACCGGCAACGCTGCAACCCACCAGAGGATACTACTTAATCCCACCGGCAGAGTGAAAGTGTCTTGCAGTATCCCGCCGAGCCCTGCGGGCAGGACAATATCGTAATCCTTGACAATTGCAGAAACAGCCGCCCCTATCGTCGACCCAAGGACCGCCAGGTCTGCATCGACATCAACCGAATTCATCAAGCCGACACCGCGCAGCACGCTGTCCGCCGCTGTGGCCGCTGACGCACTTATAGCCTGCAAGGCGGCCCGGACCTCGGAGGAGGACTGGCGGCCGCGCATTGCCATGGCGTCCGTATCAAGGCTGGAAAACAACCCCTGCCGCATCACCATGCTATCAACCTGCGAGGCGACAGCCGCCCCCAGCAGTTGAATCGTGCCGCGAATCGCCGCAATAATGTCGTGCCGGGTCCGCAGCCGAGCATCCACGGAGCTGGCCCCGGACCGCTCCAAAGCCATCACCATGGCGTCTACGGCCGTCTCCTGGCGCATGTGCGCGCCCGTAATCCATACGTCCAAAGAAACCGTGTTGGTCGTGATGTACCGGAGCAGCGCGTCTGCCGCCAGAAATTCGGACTGGGCCACCAGCCGCAGCCGGGCGTCCAGGTTGATTCCGGTCTGCACCTGGACCCCCTGGAATAAGGCGTTCATGCTGCACTGGGCCGTGTCCGTTGTTCGAACCAGGGCGTCCATGTCCACCATGATGCCGCGGTCCTTGTCCTCGATCAGGCCGCCCAGGTTCGCCCCCTCCCGGGTGCCGGTGTACTGCAATGCCGCCCGCAGGGTTGCAGACTGGTGCAGGGTGGCCTGGATCATCTTCTCTAAAGACACCTGGGACTCCTGCCTCAAAGCCTTGGCCAAAACCCCCAGATCAACCGTCTCCAGCCGGGCAAAGACCAGCCGGCCGTCTGCCGCCGTGCCGATTTCCCGAATGTGCCGAATAAAGGCATCCATGTCCACCGGGGCTTCAACCCCGAAATTTTTAGCAATGACATTGAGATGGGCAGACACATCCTGCAAGGCCATGGCCATGACATCCAGCACCGTGGGCGTGGTTGCCCCGAAATTCTTGGCAATGGCGTGAAGGTCCGCATCAGAGGAAAATGAGTCCTGCAAGGCCGCAGAAACCCCGGCAGTTGTGGTCTGGTCGTGCTGCTTTAAAATCGCGCCGACATCCACGCTTTCAAACATCCGGTCCTTGCGGCCAAACACGCCGCCCACCGGATAGGATGCTATGGGGCCGTTGCCGATCACCTACTGCACCTCCACCCAGTATTCATGCTCGGGCAGGGTTCCCGGCTCGGTTGTGTTGGCTTCGATGTTAGACCTCCAGATCTTGCCACCTTCCGGCCATTGAACCTTTGCTCCTTTCGGATAAGCATCTTTGGCCCGGGTCGGGTTTGACCATACCGGAATAACGCCGGGGGCAGATTTGGCGGTCCACAAAGACGGGGCGGCAGTAGGAGTCCAATCAGCCCGCGTGGTATGTGGAGCGTTGCATTGATAGATCTCGCCTTCAAAGCGCCGGATCACGCCCCTGTCTACCATTTCCTGAGTGAAGACCTCTCCGGCTGACCACCTTTTGAATAACCCGGCAACAGCCTTGGCCTCGTCCTCGGAAAGCTCGTTTGCCAGCATCATCTTGCCTGCTGTCACCCGGCCCAGAGATTCCAGGAGGTTTTTTACCTGATTGGGCGTTACGTTGATCCTCATGCCACCTCCAGTGCCGTGATGATCAGTTGCTTATCCTTGACCTCAACCCGTATCGGGCCGGGAGCATCCGCCGTGATCTCAAGGGTCGCAACATAATCCACCGGCTCCACTGAATAGGTACTCCCGTCCACTGAAAAATGCACCGTGTCCTTGGACGTATAGGCCACCGTTGCCGGGGTCGCGGCATCTGCCGGAATTTCCCAGATATCGGTGGACAAGATGTTTAGCGGCCGAAACGGGCTGGCGATAGCAACTTCAGGCATTTTTCACCTCATCATGAACGAACACAACTCGCGCCTCGGCTTCGGTTTCCTGGTGGAAGCCCACCAGCAACAGCGTGTCTTTTGCTCGGCTCGGCGGCACGACGGGCGTCGCTCCGGGCATTGTGATGGATACAAAGTACCTGTCTGCGCTGACCGCCTCCGGGACCAAATATACCTTGACCTGTCTGGGCGCGGTAAAGTCCGGCAAATCATAGACCAAATCCGCCGCCCCCCGGATGCCCGGGATCTCTATGTGTTGTCCTATTTGCATTTGCAGCCCCCCTTAACAAAGCTTTCCTGTAAAATGTGGTTGACGGCTTCGCTGCTGTCGCAATGCTTGGCATATCCCAAAAAACTCATAACGCCGGCCCGGTATTCTGATAATGGAATTTGGCCCGACGAGCAGCGACGAGCCATTACTTTGAGCTTCTTACGAGCCCTCTTAATGGTCCGCTTGCGCGGCAAAATATGAGAAGGCCAGACTCGATACCCGCAAAAATCAATTCCCTGGGAGACGGGAAAGATGCTTGTTTTGGGGTTCAGGTCAAGGTGCAGCCGTTTTTTTAAAAACGATTCGATCAAGCCCAGCAGCCCCCGCAACCATTTTTTATTATTGCCAATAACTATAAAATCATCCATATAGCGCACATAAAACTTCGCCCCCAGCTCCTCCATTTTTGTCAGTATCTTCAGGTCTTCCATTTTTCCTTTCTCGGCGCTGTCGCGCCTCAATCAGAACGCAGGTTCCAGTTCACAGTTATCGTTTTGCCAGGCGGGCGCCATTGCCCGTGAACGTGACCGAGGAAGCGTGGCCCACGTACACGCTAAACAAGCCGCCGTACGCATCCCCAGCCCAGTACCCGCCGTGGCGGGCTATATAGTCTCCAGATGAGGGTTTGTTAAAAGATTGCATATCCGCATATGACCCGTTGCCCTCTGTGCCATCCAGGGTGTCGGCAATAAACAGCCCGGTCAGATCATATCCGGCGCCCGCTCCCTCTTTCATTGCCACGGGCCACCCGCTCCTGTCTGCGGTCAACCCGGAATCAATAACCACCCAGGTCTGATCCCCCTGGTTGTCGTAAATTTTAATCTCTCCGGCGGCCGTGGTCCGCAGCCCGTCCACCCACATAAAAACGTTTGACCAGAGCTGATAAATACCCCGGTAAATATCGTTATCCACGCCCGTGTTGTTTGCGGACCCGGTGTCGTTGCCAACACCGATGGCGCTCTGGGCGTCGGGCGTGCCGATCTCGATCAGTGCAAGGCTCTGGATCGCCCCAAGCTCATGGATGTCGGGCATGTGGAACCCGTCCACGCCGCCGGTATTTCTGGCGGTGATCTTAGTAACAAAACTGTCAAAAGACGTACTAGTCAATGGGGCGGCCCCTGCAACCGATTTTACCGTCGTGCCGCCGTCGTCTGACGCCTCGTACGCGCCCATCCAGAATTGATCGATCTCCACACCGCCGTCCATAAATGCCGGGTGGACCGAAGCCCCGGTAAACGGCGCCCCGGCGACCCACCTGCATTTTTTCCCGGCTTGATCCGATCCAGCCGGCGCCGTGCCGACCTTGAAATAAAATTTGGGAATCCTGACCATCTGCTGGCCGTCAATGGTCACGGTTTCAATTCCGCCCCACACCGGATGATTGTCAAAATCTGTGGTTGACAGGGTTGCATTGTTCCCATCCGCATCCACCCATTGCCACGATCCTGCGCCCCCGCCCGTGGAGACAAGGGCGATGCCGTAAACCGTGACAAATGACGCTTTGGTTGTAAAACTGGTGGCCGTGCTCCAATCGCTGTCTCCATGCGTCGTGCCGGTGTATCTGCACCGCCAGTAATAAGTGATAGAGCCGTCGGACAAAGCCCCTTCCGGAACGCTGATGCTCTCCAGATTAGAGGCGTCGTCATAACTGGACCAAACCGGCGTGGTCAGCGCGCTGTCAGAATATATCTCCCAATCCGAGCTGGCGTGAGAATCCGAGCCGTTCACGCAGACAAACGCATCTGCGCTCAAAGTCGGGGTTTCTCCGATGCTGCCTTCCGTGTCTGCCGGAGCCAGGTTGGTCGGCTGGGCAATATAAACGTCGGCCGTGGTGAAAGTCTGCTCCGGCATCCATTTGCTGGCAGCCCCCGAAAGGGCCACGTCCCTACATCTCCACTTATAGTCCGTCAGTGTGTTTAGCTCCGTCGCAACAACATGGTGGTCCGCATCGCCCGAAAACGTATAAACTGGAGCGCTGAAGTCTCCGGCCTGCAAGTCTATCTGAAACTCCCTGTAAGACCTGGCATCCGGCTCATATACGTTGGCATATGTGGCGGCAACCAAATCCGGCGCAAGGGAGACGTTTGCGGCACCCGAAAGCGGAGACGTCGCTACCGGGATGCGCACCGTCTCGTTGGCCCTGGCGTTAATATCGTTGATCAGGGCCGCAGAGGCCACATGATACACATCCTTCTGCGCCGTGCCAAAGTCCACCAGGGCATCGCCATTAGTGGAGGTTTCCACCGTATCCCGGCTCAGGGTTGCCGGGCTGCCTGCGGTCACCGTTCCCAGGCCGACCTCGGAGTTGGCCCCATCGGTGATGTAATACCGGCACTGGTTGCCATCCCCGATGCCGGAAGCAAACGAAAGAAACCCGTCCACAGCACCGTCAAGGGACAATGCCCCGGTGCCGGACGTCGAGCTGGTTTCATAGACAAGGTCTGCGATCACTTCGGCCATGGATTACTGTCCTCCGGAGGGGGTGGTCATCATGTTGCCGGTGCGCGCCTGCTGCGGTATGTTCGGGTTGTAAACCGCCTCGGCAGTGTCCTGCCGGCCAAGAGACTGGAGAAACGACGCCCGGGCCGCCATGGCCCTCTGGGCATTGCCCGTATAGTCTGCATCTTTTGAATAGGCCCGGTACAGGATGTAATCAAGCAGGGCGTTGGCATACACGTCGTCGAGCGTGATCGTGCTGGTTGCCGCCGAAATCTCGGTCGGAGCAGCCGAATAGATCGCCTCCACCTGCGTTGACCCATTGGCCGGAGGCCAGACATAAAAATGCCGGGGGTCTCGCTGGTCAAAAACGTAGTGATCCACCTCTCTCACCTGATCAACGCTGTGCCAGTCCGGATGCTGATCGTCCAGGATCCGCCGGTCAATCAACCGGACCACCTTGCCCGGCGTGGTCCCGGTCGTGCCCATGTTGCGCACAACATCGATCAGCGCGATCCCGTTGGCCGGGATGGTCTGCTTGGTTCCGGACACGAGCGCCACGGACTCATTTTGCGCATACGCATCCGGCTTGAGCATCACCACCTCGCGCTGGCCATCATTGAGCCACTTTAATAGCTCTTCAGGTGGCCACCGGGTGCCAGTCTCATCTTGAATTATGGTTGCAGCCCGACCCAAAATCGCTTCAGCTGTTACTGTTGGCATGGCTCAATTCTCCCTTTAAAGTAGTGGTGAGTAACCAGTAGTGAGTAGTGAGTTATGAGTTGTGAGTAAATAAATCGGTCTTCAACTCACAACTCACTACTGACAACTCACAACTGTTTTTTCATCTGAAACACCGGCGCCGCCGGTCGTTTAACGCAACCACCACCCGGCGGGCTTTTTCAATCTTTGCCTCATGGACACCCAGCTGAAATTTTTTCATAAAATACTCAGCAGCCTTGGGGTCACTCCACTCCATGGCCGTCTGGGATTTAAGCCTCTGGGCCGCTCCTGCGGCAATAGTCTCACCATAAATTTCAAATGCAAAATCCGGGAACCACTCCGTGTCTAAAGTTGGCAGCAATACCAGCTCCAGGTCCAACCACACCATGGACGCACCAGCCTCAATGGACGGATAAACCCGCAGCCGGCGGTTTGCGGTCATGAAATACCCGGTCGGTGTCCGGGATTTGTCAGAACGCCAGTCCGGGCGATTAAAATCCATGGCCGGCGCAGCCCGCTTTTTCAGCCTGGTGCCGTCAGCAGACAGCCACACGTCATCCACATCCATAACCGTAACATTGGCCGCCACACGATGGGCCACAGCATTGACATCAATTTCTGCAGTATAGTCATTTACATATCCGGCCGAGGCCAAAAATTCCCGCCAGGCACGGGTCTGCCTGAAAAACTCCATGGCCGCCTGGCACACTGCCCGCTTTTTTAAAAAATCAGGACCGCCCGGGCAATCGGTGTGCACCAGCTTTACAAACTCGGCAATCTCGGTCATTTAATCGTCCTCTCCCGGGGTGGCATCATCGGTCAGTCGCGCACCGCAATGGGGGCACCGGTCAGGTTCTTCCCACATCTGGTCATCTTCCACCACCAGAGCTTTGCAGCGCGGGCATATCCACACATCGCCAAACGCCATTTTACCTATACCTCGTTTGCGGCCATGGACCCGGTCACATCGGCTGCGGCAATATCTGCCTGCTCATACTCAAAGCCCCGCAGCACGATTGTCTCTGCCTGGCCCCACCAGTCAGGCCTTGCCTCAAATTTTTCCATCCAGGCAAAGGGCTCAGTCCAGTCCTTTTTAGTCCCGCCCTTGGGCCGGCACCGGTAAAGAACCTGGTCGCGCTCGGTTTGCTCGGCGCGGTCATCAATAACAAAATCTGCCATGCGGGCACGCTCAGCGTCCTCAACAGCCTTGTAATGCTTTTCAGACATCTGCTTTCCCGTGGAGTCCCACCACCTGCGCGCCATTTCCCGCTGCACGCCTGATCCGATCACGTCAAGCTCGGCCTTGGTGCGGACAGGCGCCCCGTCCTTATACCCGTACACACCGTTTGCGTGCAGATACAACTGACGGCCGGAACCATCCTGCCAGGAGCGCAAAACCTTAACCCCCACAGTCACTTCCCTGCCTTCCTGATCCCTTTTTTTTAACTGCAAAACCTGCATCAACCAGCCCCCCTTTTAAATCAGTTGTCAGTTGTGAGCAGTGAGTTGTGAGTCGGAAAATCAGTAGTGAGTATTGAGTTATGAGTTGTAGGGGCGGACCTGTGTGTCCGCCCAAAATCGGTTTTAACTCACTACTCACCACTCACAACTCACCACTGCCTTCTCATTCCCCTATGGCCACACAAAGCAGGCTCACTTCAGGCGGCGCTGCCGTGGCCGGCAATTCGATCAGAGCGCCCATGTCATAGGAAGTTTCCGCAGCGGTGTTTGACAGCCGCACATCGGTTTCAGCCCCCTGGCTGTCTAAAACCAGCGCGCCGTCTTCAGTCGCTCCCACGGCCGTATCTCCGGTGGTCACTCCCTGGGTAAAAATCTTGATCTTGTGATTGTCGGCATCATATTTATAGACAAACCCGTTTGCCGACGGCTGCTGGATAATCAACCGGTCCACCTGGCGCTTGAATCCAAACTGGCCTATGCCCGGCAAAGGAACCCCGCCGGCCGGATACGTCAAAGTACCGTTGCCAAAAGTAACAGTGGGCAGGCAAAAAATTTTGCTCCCGGCTGTTACCTGCAAATCCCTGGCTGCCAGGGAAACAGACACATTGTCTGCTGCAATCGCTGTCATAACAAATACCCCCCTTTAAGGCAGAGGTGAATGGTGAGTTATGAGTTGTAGGGGCGGACCTGTGTGTCCGCCCGACTCACAACTCACTACTCACAACTGCTTAACTGTTGTCGCTTTCCACCATGTTATCCAGGTTCACGGGCTCCTCGGATATGGGGCGCACAAGAAGAAACGGCCGCACATGGCCCGAAGCGGCAGTCTCCGCCCTGGTGGTCATTTCAAAAACCACTTCCTCGCCGGGCTCTATAATCTCACCTGCCCCGGACCGATCATACATGACCTTGCCCGCAGCCGTGGTGCCAAGGGTAATCTCCCCTATATCTCCGTCGCCCCGGTCAGTGTCACTGCCGGCAGTGGGCCGCAGATCAAACTTAAACACCGGAGTTGAATCAGTGCCCGCGCAAACCTCGGTCACGGTAACCCCTGCCATGAGCACTTCCATTTTCTGGCCGCCGGGTGAAAACACGGCAAAATCACCCACAGCCTGGTCACAATCAACGCCAAGAGCCTCGGTTTCCGGACCGTCATCCAGATACAGCGGAACCAGCTCCATTACCTGATAATTCAACATTTCAAACTCCTCCTTATAGATCAGTTGAGAGTAGTGAGTTGTGATAAACCAGTTGTGAGTAGTGAGTTATGAGTTATGAGTTAAAACCATTTTTTTTACTCACAACTCACTGCTGACAACTCACCACTGCTTTTACGCGCTCCCCACATAAATAACCCGGGCCTCCCTGTCATTGGCAGAATCCCAGTAAATGGCAAACTTGATAATCCCGTACCAGGCCACAGCCTTAACCCGGCCGAAATCGCCCTGGTAATTGGGATCAGCCCGGAGCTCAGGAGTATGAGCTTCAACCCTTGCCACTGCCTGGTCTCCGAACACCACGCCTTCACCCAGCACAGAGCTGGTGCCCACAGAGTTGGAAAGGGCATTTTCATTGGTGCACTCCACACAGCGGATGCCTTCCACCCGGCCCACCTCAGAGGAATAAACCACATCGCCCTTGCGCAGATACTGCCACCAGGTCTCAAGGGATTTATCATCCTTTAGCCCGCGCAGGGCCTTGGTGGTGAAAATCCCGATATAGTCCCGGCCGGAAAAAGGCGGCACATGCAGGTCATTTGCCATGTAGTCGCGCATAACCCCCATATGGGACTTAGTCAGGTTGTGGGTGGCAGCCACGGAAAAACTGCCGTCCGTGTCCATGGTGCCCCCGGTAAGAGAAGTCGGGGCAAAGCGCACCTTGGCCTCTTTAAAAGCAGATGCAGCCCCGTTGTCCATGCAGGCCTCCATCTGCTCGCGCAGCTGGGCCTGGGCGCCGTCTTTGGGGTTTAATGCCCCCAGCTCCTTCATGAGGTTGTTATACTGCACACCACGGCCCCATTCCTCCACGGTGATCTGCCGGGTTCCCATTTCCAGTTTGTCAATGGGGATCCGGTTCATCTCAGAGAGCACCGGAGAGCTTGGCACGTCTAAAGGTTTCCAGTAAGGCAGGGTCACAGATTCGCCCTGGCCCTTGCCGAAACCGTCCACCTTTTTGGTAAACGGCACAAAAATGAAATTCAAAGCCGCAGCCTTCATTATGCCCACGGCAAGTTTATGATTTTTATAAACGCCGCTTGAGGCGTCATAAGTCCAGGTTGTAGTCATTGTCGCTATTCTCCTTTAAAAATTCCGGCATGCGGTCACAGGGTATGGCTTGCCACCGCTGATTCCACAATATCGCCAAATGTTTGATTCTCCTGGCCCTGGCTGCCGCCGCCACCGGCCCCGCCGCCAAAGCCGCCCCCCCGGTCCATGGGCTGGGCATTTGCCTGCAAAATCTCCCGGCGCTTGGCATCGTAATGCGCCCGGGTCTTATCCACTGCCCAGGCAATCTGGTCATCAATGGAAAGATCCGCCCCGTTTTCATCCTTAACAGGAGCCTGGGAGCAAAACGCGGTAAAAGCCGGGTCCTGTCTGTCAAAGCCGGGGTTTTGCCCGGCAATCACAGAATCTATCTTTTGATGGATTTCATCCAGGCTAAGCCCGTCGCCTGCATCATCTGCCTGCTGCCCGGCCTCTGCCTGCTGGCCGGCTTCCGGCCCGCCCTGCTGGCCGCCGGGGGCTGCCCCTGCCTCCTGGCCATCTGAAATAAAATCAGAGGCCCTGGCAGGCTCACCACCGGTTCCTGCCGGAGTGCCCCCATCGCCGCCGCCATCGCCAAATGACGGCTCAAACTGGTCCACTTCCCGGTGGATCCCGGCCCAGATCCTGGCAGTCTTCTTGTGGTACTCAGGATCATCGGGATCAAGCTCATCAACAGCCTCTGCAGCTTCTTCATATTTTTGCTGCAAAAACTCATCGCGCTGGCGGGCAGCCTCCATATCCCGCTGTTTTTTTGCCTCAGCGCTGCGCTGCTCTTCTATCTGCCTGCGAAGGCGCGCATTTTCCTGCTCGGTACGGGTCGTGCGGGACATCAGATTTGCATAGGCCCGCTCAGCCTCGGTCTGGCTTTTATATTTAAACCGGGCAGCCTCGCCCCCCTGCTGGTCTTCTTCCTTGCCGGTGGTCCCGCCATCTGCCGGGGCGGCATTGTCAGAGTTTATGCCAGCACTATTGTCAACAGGTGCATCCTGGCTGCCGGAGTGGTCCGCGCCCTGGGCGTTATCGTCATCTGATTCCGGTAAAAAATCACCGCGATATATCTCAAACTGATCATATCCGGTCATAATATCGGCATCAGATGACGGACCCATGCCCGGGTCCTGCTGCTGCGGCTGCGCCTGCTGACTATTATCTGCACTTCCTTTCATAAAAACCCCCAATTAAATCAAAGATATCCGCCCGCAACCAGCTTATCGGTAGCTATTTTTGCGAGATTTTTCCTTTCGTTTAGCTCCCGGCACATCTCCACATAGGCAAAGCATTCAGGATCATCTGCTAAGATCTCGCCTATCCTGCGGAAAAGCTTTTTGTGGATCATGGCCCGAAGGGCCTCTGCCGCATCAGAGCTCACCGTCTCAGACATGGCCGCCTGCTGCTTTAAGCGCGCAGCCTGCCTCTGGAGATATTTTTTTTTCTGCCCTGCCTCCACCTGCTCGGCCGGCCGGCCGGAAACAGGGTCAATGGATGCCCCCAATGAAGATTGCATTAATTATCCTCCCTGCGCCTGGCCCTGGGTCCTGCCGCCTGACACGGCAGCCACAGCCGGATCCATGGGCGCGCCCATGGGTTGTGACTGCTGCACGGCAGACGCCTGTTCTGGGCTTACGATAAGTTTTTCATCCTTTAAATTAGTTCTGGCCTCATAGGCCTTTAAGGCTTTATACCTGTCAATAAACGGAGCCCATGTAGGATCTGATGCCATGGGAAAGACAACAGTGGTAAGATGCCGCAGGGTGTCTGTTTCCTTTAAAAGCTCCTGCATGCCGGATATGGAAAAACTGCCGGTCAAAGACGGCAGTTTTCCGCCCATATGGTTAACCGCCAGGGCAATATCTTCGGGCACCTGTAAAAGCAGTTCTGCCGGCTGGGCAAAATTTTGGAGCACGTCCACAATGGCATCTAAAATCTTAACAGCCCCGTCTTCCAGATTGGCCCCCATCAGGCCGAAAACTCCCATGGCCTGGTCTAAGTTCTGGGCGGCTTCCCTGGCTGTTATCTCCTGGCGCCAGCCCGGAAGGCCCTGGACAGCATCTGTTACAAAAGAGCCCCGCTGAAAATTCTGGTCGTGATACTGCAGGTTGGCTAAAATAGAATTGGTGGAATCATGGCGCTCCACAGTTCTTACCACCTGCTGGCCTGATACCGTGTCCCGGGTCAGATACTTTTTGCCCGGCCAGTCGTCAATATCTTCCGGGTCAATTAACCCGTGCACATTGATCTCAGTCGGCGGGTTTACAATGAATTTCAACCCGTCTTCATGCAGGCATAAAAGGTTGCTCATAGACTCCCACAGGCTTATCACACCCTCTAAAAGCCCCCGGCCGCCGTGGGATAAAACATCTGGCATGGCAGAAAAAGAAATCCCGGGCCAGCGCAGACGCGAATACGGCTTTTGCTTGGGTGTTTCAATCATTCTTCCGGCTGCAACAGAATAGGTGCCGTCTAAAAGCACCTCTCCTGATGGGGATAAAATTGTGCCCCAGAACTCAGAGGTTAAAAACATGCGCCGGAATTTTGATCTGTGCCATATCTGGCCCCGCCTGTGGGCCAGGGCCTCTTTGGTCATAAACGGGTTTTCAGGGTCTTCCCTGGCAACGTCTTTTATCCGGGCAACGTTTTCATATTTGCCCGCAGCCTCACCCCTTTGCAAAACATGGTAGTCAAGCCATTCCTGGTGGATCCAGTAAAGCCCCCCCTGGGGATTTCTGGGCGGGGCGTCCGGGTCCCGGTAAATCTTCCAGGGCTCCACCAGCTCCAGTGACAGCCCTGATGCAGAAGAGTATTTAGGGATAACTTCCATGGACTGGCCCACAGCCAGGGCCATGACAGTGGCGTCTGTAAATTTTGTAATAAAATTGGCATGCCGCTTGTCTAACTGCCGCTCTAAAGTCTTTTGCCAGAAGGCCTCAGACAGCTTGTCAGACTCATTTTCAATGGTGAGATATTCCGGGGAAAACGCCTTTTGCACCGCAGCCGCACCGTACATCACAGAGGCAAACGGCTTGGGGATTTTAACCCGGCTCTGCCACTCTTCTTTAAAGCGGTAGGACTCAGGCTCTTTTTCCTTAAACGTTCGCCAGCAATCGTTTTGCACCTCCCGTATTTCCTGGTTGGAAGCATAGGAAGTGTCCACACAATCCTGGAGGAAATCCACAAAATGCTTTTCATTTTCCGCACTATAAGCCCCGGCTGCCTCCTGGCGCTCGTCTAACTCTTTTGGGTCCATGCCTGCGGCCCTGGCCTGTCTTATGCGCGCGTAACTGTCGCGCAGCTCGTCAAACGCCTGGTTTTCAATGCCGATTTCAGCCATTTCTAAGATTTGCCTCCCTGGCTATCATAGGACCTGCGGCCCTTTTGGTGCTCGTAAATCCGGTCATCCATCCTGGAAACCTGCTGGTTCATGGACTCGTGCAATGCCTCCAGGCGCCCCACAGTGGTTGAAAAAGAGCCCACCGTGGTTTTAAGCTTTGAGAGCTGCTGGTCAAACCTGGAAAAATTGTGGTCCCCCCGGGTAAGCCTCTGGGCTATGTTTTTCTGGCACTCTGACTGCTCGGCCTGGATGCTTGCTATTTTCTCCGCATGCTGCCTTTCGGTTTTTTCTGCAGCAGAAATCCTGTTTTCATGCGCCTTAATAAAATAGCCCACCACAACAACCCACAAAGCAACGATGCCCTCTGCAATCCATTCCAATGCCACCCCCGTTGGCTTATAGCCCAGCCCCGGGTGAAAAAGGAAATATCCGGTCAAAGTTTTCCCGGTATTGCCTTGACACCCCGCCAGCCTTCCAGTCTGAATAACGGGCCGGACAGCCGGCCATGCACCCCGACACATCAGGCTCACCGTCCCACCCCTGCGGGTGGATCGTTTCTGCCCCGCAATCCTTGCATTTGAAAATCTTTGTGCCCTCTTCGTAAGGCCCGCCCTTTTGCATCTCCCAGTAACGATCATAAAACGCCAAATTCTCACCTCTTTAACCTACATCCCGGCAGCCATGCGGCCGCCCCGGCTGCTTGAATAAGAAAGAGCCCTTGCCATGCGCTCCCTCTGGCTTATTTTTCTTGCGCCCCTGTTAATGCCGCCGATCTGCTCAAAGGGGAAAATCGTAGAGGCCATATATAAAAAAGCATCCCCGGGGTGTGAAAACTGGTCTTTTACCGGGGTGTTTCCGATAACATGGCCGTTGTTATCCACCTTCCAATGCCAGCCTCCGTTTAGGGCTCGGTGGAGCAGATAGGCGCTTTTAGACAATATAATCAATGGCCTGCCGTCAGTGGCAAGCCTTGTAAATGCAGTTGTAACCGGGTCAATTCTTGGCTGCCACCTGGTGGGGCCGGGCTCAAACCTGGTGCCTAAAAGCTGCTCAATAACCCTGGCAGCACTGGTGGCAGTAGTGGACTGATCAGGAGTCCTGGCCGAGGGGTCGCCTATATCGCGCCATTCATGAATTTTATCTGCATACTTGGGCGTTTTTAAAAGGGGCTTTACCTTCATCTCTGTCAGCTCGCGCACACCCACGTTGGTGTCCACGCACACGTCATGGATAATCAGCCGGCCCGGGGGAATGTATTGGCCGATAATACAGGCAGGGGAATGAAAAGCATCCCAGCCGCGCACTCCAAGACCGCCCGGGACCACGTCAAGCTCGGTGTCATCACAGAAGTGGGTTTCAGGATTATAGGTGCGCACAACAGCCTGGCCCTTTGATACGGAAGCTGCCCGGCCTTCCACATATCTTGCATACTTGCCGGGATCGTGCTTAAAGGCTGCAATATTTGCAGCCCGGGCCAGCTTGTTTAATTTCTTGTTCTCACCCCGGGGGATCCTGAACAGCTTTTTTATAATCTCAGCGCCCGTGTCAGGATCTTTTGCCAGCACATCAGGGCCATGGGCAACCTCTTCTGTCCAGTGGTCCTCATCTGCCGGGTTCTGGGTCACCTGAACGCGCAAAATTGTGCCGGCCTGCCTTGCGGCCCGGGCAATGGACATATCAAACACTGCCCGTGGAAGACCGGCGTTGGCCTTTTCTATAATAGGAGCAGGTTCCTCAAGCCAGATCAGGGCATACTGAGGCCCCTGCAATTTTGATAAGGATGCGGGGTCATCAATGCCAAATAAGTCCACCTCCACCTTGGGAGAGGAATGTATGACCATTTTTTTATAATCATCATGGAGGGTTACAAGGTTTCTTAAAATCTCCTTGATATCAGGAGCAGTTGAAATCTTGATATTCTGGTGGGTATCGCGGATAAGGGCAGCACGGATATCCCGGCCGCACCTCTGGGCATGGGCAATAAGGCCGCCCACACCGGCATAGGTTTTGCCCTCGCCCATGGGGCCTATAAGCATGCACACATGGGCATCAGAGAAAACAAACGCCTCTTGTGTAGGGGAGAAATCAAACACAAAATCATTTTTTGCAATCTCAGGAGCCGTCGCTGTCATCAGACCTCCCGATAAGACGAAGCACCCGGCGGCCGTCTGCCTGGCCCGGGGCGCCGTCTTCATCCTGGCCAGTGGCCTTGCGGGTTAGAAAAACAATTCTGCCCTTCTGGTCATCATCAAGGAGACCGGCTTTTGCCAGCTTGGTTTCAATAATTTTATGAACCATGCGCATGGCAGCAATCCTTTGCTCCTGGCGCCGGTCATCTTCTGCAAGCAGAAAAGCAGCCCGCTTAATAATCCAGCGAACAACCTTGTCAGCAGCCTCATCCTGGCGCGCAGAAATAATTGCTTCCCGCCACTGCATCAGCTCGCCTGCAATGTTTTCTGCGGCCGCTGCAGCACGCTCAGCACTGGTGGCACCCGCCTGCCTGGACCAGTCCAGGGCCTGTTTTTCCATTTCCTCTAATGCTGCCAGGTCTTCAGGCACCACACGGTTTACATGGTCCTGGATTTTGGCAAACGCCTCGGTTCCTGCGGACTGGCGTATTTTTGCCATGTACCTGCCCACAGTTGCCTCAGAAACATCAGCATTGTGATCCTCCTGGAGCCGGGCTGTCATTTCAGCCCTGGTGGTCACCCCATCGGCCATAAGCTGCTGGACCGTATCTGACAACCCCAGTTGCTCAATTTTGCAGGTCTTTGGCATGCCTTAAACTTTTTTCTGGCTGCGTTTATGATTGCCGCCGGGGGCGGGCACCGCTTGCCCGCCCCCGGCCAAGCAACGAAAAGGAGGACCACAGAAACGAAAAAACCCCATGGCACAAGAAAAAAATTCCTGCTATTGCCATGGGGTCAGCATACCATTGGTTTTTAGGTCAAAAAGAAAACAGACAGGCGGCGGGCATATTTAGGCAGGTTTTTAAACAAATTGGCATCACAGCAACACAAAAAACCCTTGACACATTTTTTTTCAGACCGCCGGGACCACCCCCAGATCCTTATAAGCCTCAAGCCTTTTATTAAAAGACGATTTTAAAAACGGGTGTGCATCCTCGTATTCCACAAGCCTTCCGCCCGGCCTTATCCTGCAGACAATATTTGTTGCCGTGTCCCTGTATTTAAAAGGGGCCACCACAAAAACTGCATCAACATTTTCCACCTCAAGGTCCACAACGGTTTTAGTTGTTGTCATCAAAACAGACACCGGGTCGGCATGGCCTGTGCCGGAAAACCTTTCTATGGCTGTTTTTCTGGCAACATCCTTTGTCTTGCCGGTTATAGCCACACTTGGCCTTAGCTGCTCGTCTAAAAGCCCGGCTATCTGCTCTATATGCCCGGTCCTGGCAGAGACCACAACCACCCTCTGCCCGGCAGCAGCTGCTGCCAGCACATCTTCTGCAATCCTTCTGTTTCTGGTAAAAGAATCACACAAGCTATCTAACACCTCTGCATACTCCTGGCCGTCAACCAGGCCCGGCGCCTCATAAACCTCAAGTACGGGTTTTTTGCCTGAAGATGAAAAATCATCTGCAAGCCTCGCCCGGATGGGGCCGCAAAAGGCTGCCATCAAAGGGGCAAGCCCGTCTTCCCGCTTATCATATCCGGCAATGCCGGTTATATACCTGGTGGCAAACCGCCAGCATATCTGATAGAAAATCTTAGTGTTAACCACATCGCATCTGTCAATTACCAGGTGGCCGAAAGACAGCTTTCTCAAACACCTGTAAAGGCTTTTATCAATGCCCACAATAACCCTGGAATCAAGATCCTCGTGCCGGTCTCCTATCAGCCCTATATCTTCTGCCTTAACCGAAAGATCAGTCACATTGCTTAAAACATCCATCCACTGATACATCTGCCGCTTTTGCTTTACCACAATCAGGGTTTTCTCACCGCGTCCGGTAATAAGGGCTGCAGCTGCAACCATTGCAATCTCCCCCCTGCCCCCGAAAATATTAAACCGTTTTTCCCATAAAGCCCCAAGGACCCGCTTTACATCAGGAACCATCTCCCCGGTAAAAGTAGCCGGCACCTCCATGGGAACACTTACCGTGTTGTCCACCAGGTGAACTCCAACTTTTCTTGCCTGGAAAAAATCAATCATCCACCTGAGACTGGCCCGGGGCACGCAAAGCATGTCATTTTTATCGGTGTAATAGGCATACAGATATTTTTCAGGCGGCTGCAAAGAGGTGCTATACTGCCTGGCCTTTTTCCAGGCAGGATTGATATAGGTAAACTCCTGAAAAATTTTATGCCTCCACGCAGACGGCAACAGCTCAACAGACACCCTGGCACTGGAGTCAACGACAATCTCAACTTCATCAAGGCCATAGAGCTTTCCACTATCTGCTGCAGCACCAGAGCCGCCTTGGCCGCCAGCACCCACAACCCACTCCCGCCGGCCACCGCTGCGCATAGATCCACTCTTTTGCCCTCCATCCTCCGGCAGCTGCGGCCCGCCACCCTCGGTCATCCGCCCTCTGCCTTCCGTCTTCTGTTTTCCGTCCTCAGTCCTCTGTCCTCTGTCCTCCGTCCTCTGTCTTCCGCCATCCTCCGGACAAGCCGCCTCCGGACAAACCCCTGGCCTGTAATATTTATTCAACAATCTTTTAACACCCATCATCCACCCCCGTTTAAGACAGTATTGAGTTGTCAGTTGTGAGCTGTGAGTTGAAAACCGTTTTTTTTTACTCACTACTCACCACTCACTACTCACAACTAATTTACCCTGAGACAGCCCCGTCTCACCGTCTCACTGCTGTCACGCATTAACTTTTTGATTTCACATAACAAAGCCTGTTTTGAGCCAGTGAGACGCAAAAAAATAAACAACATAATATAAATTAGATTTTCTTAATGCTCCAGATATCTGGAGCATTACAAAATTAAGATTCTGATAATCTTCGAGTCATGTAAAAAATAGCGTCTCACTGTCACACTATATATATATATATAATATAATATTATAATATTATTAATAATAAGCCCCTTTACCCCCTGAGACAGAAACCGAGACAGCCTGAGACGCAAACAGGGTGCTGTCTCATCCCGGTGCCCTGTTTAACAATTTTGTCAATCCCATATAACCTCAAAAACACCAAATTCCTTATCAGTTGACATATCAAAGACTTTGCCCGGCAAAAAACCCGATTTTCTTTAAAAATCCCATACACAATATTATAGGAGGGGGGCACCCCCCGATCCCGGGGTTTTTGATTTTCGCATACCCCAACCCCCACACCCATGCCCGCAGGCCTCAAAGGATCATCGGCCAGGCCGGCCGGCATCCATCCCGCCGGCCGGCTGCCATGATCCCCGAATCCGGCCGCCATCATTCAAGGCCCCGCTGCCGGAGCCAGTGGGACAGATTCTGAACGCTGGTGCCGTATCTGCCGGCAACAAATGTTTTTGTGCTGCCATTTGCCAGAAGCGCCCGGATCTCTTCGGCATGCTCATCAAGCTTGCTCTTGCCAGGTCCAGGCCTTCTCCCCAGTTTTATGCCTGCAGCCTTTTTAGACGCCAGGGCCTCTTTGGTCCTCTCGGATATCAAATCCCTTTCCACCTCTGCCATCATAGCCAACACGGAGCTGATGATCTTTGATTGGATATTGTCTGCCAGCTCCCATCCGCCTTTTACCGCATAAATGCAGGCACCTGCAGCCCTGGCAATCTGAATAATCTCCAGGATTTCCAGCATTGACCGCCCCAGCCTGGAGAGCTCCGGGACAATCAACTTATCTCCATCGCCCAGCCCCAGCACCACTTTCCCCAGCTGCCTGTCGCGCCAGGGCTTTTTCCCGGAAACCTTCTCCTCTACAAACTCAACTTTCCCAAAGCCCCGGTCCTGGGCAAACTGCAAAACATCCGCCCGGAACTTATAAAGGTCCTGGTCCGCAGTGGACACCCGCAAATATCCTACAGTCCTCTGCTCCCGGGTCATTTCCGCAGGAGCCTGCCCCTGGCCTGGTACATCGGCCGCCTGCCCTGTCCCTGGTCCTGGGTCTGGCCTTCCGTCCTCCGTCCTCTGTCCTCCGTCTTCCGTCATCCTGTGGCCCTCCGTTTCAAATGAAATCAAATGAAATTCTAAGAAAACGCCTCCTTTTGATTTGTTTTTACACAATTCTGAAAAAGAAAGTCAAGCGTTTTCATTTTAATAAAGCTGAAAAAGAAAACGATCATTTTTTACCCTCCATATTTCAAATGAATTAAAATGAAATAAAAAGGAATATCCCGCCATAGAAATCCGGCTCCATGACCCGGCCCAAAAAAACCGTCTACCAGGTACGCACCCAAAAAAAAATGTCAACCCGCCATCCCCTCCGCGCAGCTGCGCACTTCCCCGCGCACAAAAACACCTAATTCCGCTCAAATCTCCCCCCGAAATGCGCAAATATCCGGCTGTTTTAACCTTATGGTGCATTGTGGTTGCACTGTTGATCATAACAATCAAATTGTATCTTGATGCCTTTTTTTTAAAAGGCAGGGGTTTTGTGATGTTTTCAAAAATAATTTTATTTAAAAATAGGGCCTCGGGAAAAAGTTTTTAAAAAAAACTACTAGACACCATGACACCATAGCCTTATTCTAAACTTGACACCATGACACCAATATAAACCCTAAGAGAGGAAGGATAACATGAGCGCAAGAGAGACAGTACAAAAAGCGATGGATGAGCTAAGAGATCAGCAGCACCCGAACGCTAAAGCAGTCGGGTCCTTGCTGCACAGACTCAAACAGAGCGGGTTCAAGCTCGTCTCCGTCTATGACGGCAGAGAAATTGTGCAGGCAACAAAAAGCGCGCTGCTTTCAGTGGATGAAAGCAGCCTCTACATTGAATGGGCAAGCACCCTTATCAAAGTGGGCTCTTTCCAGGGCGTTGACCTGGATGAACTTTTAACAGAAAAGGAGGCCTAACAACCATGGCCGAGAATCCTCAACAAATAAAAACAATCAGCATCCGCTTCCCCCGGGATCTCTGGCGGCGGATCAAACTGCTGGAGATCAACGGCCATGCCAGATCAATATCAAGCCTGACCCTGGCGGCTGTGGAAAAGGAAGTCCAAAGGCTTGAAAAGCAAAACGACCAAAACAGCAAGGAGGAATAATTATGGATCTCGGGACCTTTAAAAACCCTATCGCCACAATCTGCCACAACGAAGATGACTATAAGGACAGCAATTACCGGCGGGTTCATCTTTGGGTTGAAAATTATCGGATACTTGCCCAAAGCGAAGATGAAAACGAGCCTCACTCCCCGGAGCTGCCGAATGTAAAAACCAGGGAAAATGCTCTGTTAACTATAAAATCAGCCTATCAAAACACTGTATGGGATTTAAGATTTAACATGGAACATCTGTTTTAATCTACCAAACCAACCCCACACCCGCCCCGGCCACCCGGCCGGGGCTTTTTTTTACCACCACCTAAAACAAAATCAAATGAATTAAAACAAAATCCCCATCCACAGCACTTTCTTTTTCACTTTTCTTAAAATAAAACTACCCCCTTTTCTTTTGCCCCTTCAAAAATCCAAACCCGTCAACCCCCGGCTCATAAATGGCAACCACCCGGCCTTTTATGGCACCCATATTTTCCTGCGACAATGTTTGCGGCCTGGCTATATCATGATCCAGCGATGAGAGCAGCAACTGCCCGTCATCCACATAAATCTGCCGCACAGGGGCCACTGACGGAGGCCCGACCAAATAAAACCCCCCATCATCTATGGCAGAGATCACCGGCGGCGGCGCCAGGGCCACCACCAGCATGCACCCCTTTGGCACGGCGGCTTCCAAAGAGTTGTCCGGCATTTCCACCACCACCAGCTTTTCCTCTGGCCCCGCCTCAATTCCAGACACCCAATACCACCCACGCACATCGTCTTTTTTACGGATCTCTCCTTCCAGCGCTGCCCCCAGGGTTACAACCGGCAACATCAAAAACAATCGGTCCGCATAACTCCCGGCCGCCCGGGCCGCCTCCCTTCCCACAAAGTCCGCCAGCCTAAATGATATATCAGGCATATCAGCCACCCGAGGCCGCCCCGGCACCAGTCCCACCATAACATCATAGGGCACGCCAATGGCCTTGGCAATTTTCCGGCGCAGCTCTTCGGTCCCGGCAATGCGCCCATGCACAATATCCCCGATATACTGCGGGGTTTTGCCCACGCGCCTGCCCAGCTCAGACTGGCTTATAACATCATCCCTTGCCAGATACTGGACCAAAAACTCATGAAAATTAGCCACACACTTATCCCGCCACTCTTTTTTTGCCGGCTTCTTTTTTTTCGCCACAGAGCACCCCCCAAAGTTTATTCATTTTCAATAAAAAGCATGCCCCCAAAATCTAAAAAAAATTAAATCAGACATCATCACAAGCTATAAAATAACAACCTTTATGATTTTGTCATCTTAAAGCAAATACTTTTATGATTTTTTTTTTATAAAAGTGTTACCCTGTACAACTCCTTGTTAGTTCATAAAGCCCGC